GGTAACTTCACATCGCAAAAATTTTCTAGGCACAAAAAAGTGTAAGTTCTTACATTCTCAATAAGATTACAGTTTTATCATTAAAAAATATTAGTTGCAGATTATCTAGTCGCAGCCTAGTATTATAACATTAACTTATAATATACGCTATCTTAAAAAGTGTAAGCGATTTACAATTATGGCCTTAATCACCAGAGCAGAAGCAGCAAGACAGATGGGAGTAACGGTTCAAGCGGTGTATATAGCAATTAAAGAAGGTCGTCTTACTCCGATAAAAGATGAGAAAGGTAAGATTCTTATAAATTCAGACACCTTAATGGACGAATGGACCAAGAAGACTCAGTTTTTGCGAGTAAAATCAACAAATTACAAGCCGGAGCCAAGTAAAAATAATAAAACTATGTCTTATCCGGAGTACAACGAGTCAAAAGCTAGGACTGAGCATTTGAAGGCAGAAATGATGGAGATAGAAAAAAAGAAGTTAGAAAATGAATTAGTTCCTGTTAAAGAAGTAGAAGAAAAATGGGTGAATGTTGTTTCTGTTGTAAGAACAAAGATGTTAGGTGTATCTAATAAAGCAAAGCAAAGATTACCTGATTTAGATAACAGTGCTTTAGCCTGTATTGATGACATCGTTAGAGAAGCTTTAGAAGAATTAGCTGTTGCATGAGCAATATTTCTAAATTAGAAAAAACATTTTTTCAATCATTCAAGCCACCAAAGAAATTAAAACTAAGTGATTGGGCAGATGAAAATTTTTATTTATCAGCAGAATCTTCTAGTGAAGCTGGTAGGTGGAGGTCATTACCTTATCAAAGGGGGATAATGGATGCGATTACTAATAATGATGTAGAGCAAGTGATATTGATGAAGTCAGCAAGAGTTGGATATACAAAGATGATAAATATAGCCATAGCCTATCATATACATCAAGACAGTTGTCCCATTATGGTCGTTCAGCCCACTATTGAAGACGCTGCTGGTTACTCTAAGGAAGAAATTAGCCCTATGTTAAGGGACGTAAAATGTTTACAAGGTTTAGTTAGTGATCCGAAAGCAAAAGATGGTTCTAATACTATTCTTCAGAAAAATTTTCCCGGTGGTACATTAGGTCTAGTTGGTGCTAATAGCCCTAGAGGATTTAGAAGGGTGTCAAGAAGAATAGTTTGTTTTGACGAGTGCGATGGTTATCCGATTGGTGGTGCTGGGACTGAGGGTGATCAAATAACTCTTGGCATAAGAAGAACAGAATATTATTGGAATCGAAAAATAATTGCAGGCAGTACACCAACGATTAAAGATTTTAGTCGTATTGAAAAGATGTTTTTAAATACTCAACAAATGAGGTATCACGTTCCCTGTCCCAAGTGCGGACACATGCAGTATCTTAAATGGAGTCAATTTTGCTGGTTAGATGATGATCCAGATACAGTTAAATATAAATGTGAATCTTGTGCCGAGTTGATAGATCATTCTCAAAAGAGAAAGATGGTTGAACAGGGTGAATGGCGAGCTACGTCAGCTAGTTCAAATCCTAAACATATAGGTTTTCATATTTGGGCTGCTTATTCTTATAGCCCCAATGCTTCTTGGTCAAATTTAGTAGAAGAGTTTTTAACATCAAAAGACGATCCTGAGCAATTAAAAGTTTGGATTAATACCATTTTAGGAGAGACATGGGATGATAGCTACCAAGCGAAAGTAAATGCAGACGGATTGATGCAAAGAGCAGCAGATTCTACATATACAAAAGCTATACCTCCAGATGAAGCATTATTTTGTGTTGCTGGAATTGATACGCAAGATGATCGTTTATCTATGTCAGTGTTTGGAATAGGCAGAGAATTTGAGTTATTTCTTGTGGACCGCAATGTAATCTATGGTTCTCCTGCAAGAAAAGACGTATGGAAACAATTAGATGAAATTTTACTTGGATCTTATGAAACTCAAGGTGGTCATAAAATAAAAATTCTTAGTTCTGCTATAGATACCGGAGGACACTACACTCAGGAATGTTACCAGTACGTCAGGGAAAGATCTCAATGGGGTTTGATTGGAATAAAAGGTATAGGTACAAAAGGAAAACCAGCTTTAGGAAAACCTAGTGCTGTTGATATAAATTATGTTGGCAAGTCTGTACCTAGAGGAGTTAAGTTATATCCAGTTGGGGTTGATATGGTGAAAACTTTATTACATAACAAATTAAGAGATGCAGAAATTGGCTCTGGATATATACATTTTTACAAAGAAATAACACATGATTATTTTGAAGAGCTTACAGCAGAGAAACAAAAGCTACAAAATAAGAATGGTTTTCAAGAAAGAGTATGGGTTAAAAAGAATGGTGCAAGAAATGAAGCTTTGGATGAAATGGTTTATTCATGGGCTGCTTTAGAACGTCTTTTACAAAAATTTGATAGAAGAACAATATTTAACCAATTTGAAAGAGAAAGAAATAATGTTGAATCTAACAAAGAGTCTAAGCTAGACTCAAAGAAGGTAATTCGACCTAAAAGATCAAATTTTGTCTCTAATTGGTAAAAAAACGTGTTATTTCCCTCTAAAATTCGTGCTGGTGACTTCATTCAATGGAAGTTAAGTGCCACAAATGATGTCTACGGAAACCCTATAAGTAGCCCAGATTGGACAGTTACTTATTTTCTTAGAACTAATAAAAGTAAAGTAGGCACATCTGTAAATAGCACAGCAGATGGAGATGATTTTAAATTTGAAATATCATCAACAATTACAGAGCAATTTGCAGATGGCGAATGGTTCTATCAGGCAGTAGCATCTAAGTCTGGTAATCAAAAGCAAACAATAGCAACTGGTAAATTCACTGTTTTACCATCATTGCAATTTACAGGTTCAACTCCAAAACCTTTTGACGGAAGATCTGAAACAAAGAAAACTCTAGATCTTATAAATGCAGCTATAGAAGACATTGTTAAAAATGGTGGTGTTCAAGAATATAAAATAGGTACAAGATCTGCTAAAAAATATGAGTTAGGAGAACTATATATATTGAGAACACAATACTTAGCACAGGTAAGATTAGAAGAACAAGCTGAAACAATGGCAAATGGATTAGGTAATCCAAGAGCTATGTTTGTGAGGTTTAAAAAATGAATCGTTTTCAAAGAGCAATTATTAGATTAGTTGCCCCAAGAACTTTAAGAAAGAATAGATCTGCTAGATCTTATCAAGGTGCTTTAATTAGTAGGTTGACTTCTGATTGGAGATCAAGTCAGTTAAGTGCAGATGCGGAAGTAAGACAAGGTTTAAGAAAACTAAGAGATAGATCGAGAGAATTAATAAGAAACAATCCGTATGCAAAACAAGCAAAGCGTTCTACTCAGTTAAATATAGTTGGCACTGGAATGGATTTTCAGTCTCGTGTAAAACAGATTAGAGGTAATAAAAAAGATGAAAGAATTAACGATTTAATAGAAGAGAAATGGGCTGAATGGTCTGAAGCAACTAATTGTGACTGTGCAGGAAAACATAGTTTTCATGAATTTGAGTGGTTGTTAGCAGGAGCATTGCCTGAGAGTGGTGAATGTATTTTTAGAATAGTTAGACAGCCATTTGGAGAATCAAAAGTACCGTTAGCATTGCAAGTTATAGAAAGTGACTTATTAGATGAAGAATATAGTGGAGCAACATTAGCTAAAGGTAACGAATGGCGAAATGGTGTTGAAGTTGACTCATGGGGCAGACCAGTACGTTACTCCATTATGTCCCGACATCCCGGAGATGCTTATTATTTAACTAATCAAGGTAAACAGAAAGAAAATTTACTTGTATCAGCAAAAGATATAATCCACCTATTTCTACCAGAAAGACCCGGCCAAAATCGAGGTGTACCTTGGTTTCATCCTGTAATGGATGACTTACATCAACTCTCAGGTTTTGAAGAAGCAGCAGTAATTCGAGCTAGAATTGGAGCCTCCATAACTGGCTTCATCACCAATAATTCTGGAGAGTTAATAGGTGATGACATAGAAAATAATGAAAGAATACAAGACTTTGCACCGGGGGAATTTCGGTACTTAGCTCCGGGCGAAGGAATAACTGTCCCAGATATTGATTATCCACATCAGCAGTATGAGATGTTTGTCAAAAACAAGGTCCGTAGGTTTGCAGCCGGATTTGGCTGTTCGTATGAAACGATTAGTAAAGATTTCTCGGAAACTAACTATTCAAGTTCAAGATTAAGCTTGTTAGAAGATAGAACTCACTGGCAATTTTGTCAGAAATATATAATCAAGAATTTTCACAAAAGAATATTTAAAGAATGGCTTTCGTTAGCTGTTTTAGCTGGTGAATTAGATTTTCCTGATTATGCTTCAAGACCTTCTAGATACTGCAAACCTGTATGGA